ATCGCCCGCAAAGCCGCAAAGAAACAACTCGCAGCCGATCGCAAAGCAATCAAGATCGCAAACCGAGTACGGCGGGCGCAAGAGTGATCGAGCCACCTGTACCGTGAGTTGTCGGCCCCGTTTCAAATGTAAGTTCAAGAGTCGGTGACTCTGCATCAGGTGCAGAGCCGTTGTCTGGGTACGACTCAAGAATCACTGACTCAGACTCTAGTTCATTCTTCCATTTCACAATGATATTGATGAACTGACCGTTCGGGTCGAGCGCTATTGCTCGCTCAATCACGGCTGTAATATCGTATGTTTTCGCTGTTGCGTTTCCTGATCCCGCTTCCTCTTCATGCACTGAGCCAATCTCGCTTGAGTAGTCGCCCCCAGCCAATGCCCACGCACTCACGCCGTCATACTTGTCCCAAGTGGCATCGACTGTCACTCGCTTCTCTGAGACAGGCACAAACTGCAACTCAGAGGGCGATATCCCTGCGCCTGTTCTGAATGTAAGCGTAAACAGAGCAGATGAGATAGGTGAGCCCGCACGAAGATTCGTTGGTCGATTGAACTGATACAAAGCTCTTGCTCGCGTACCGAACTTAGATACATTGGTGAGAGAAATAGAGTTCTCTTCTGAGAAGTTGACGGCGTTATGTGGTGCGGATTGAATCTTCAAGTCAAAGACGATCAGGCAGTTTCTAGTTATGCTCTGCATTTGATTCTCCTACTGTCAGTTGAACGAATGAGTCAACGCCCGCTCTTTTTCTTAGATCAAGACACTCCGGTTTGCCGACCTCGAAGTCTACGCACTCACTCGGTCGAATGTCGTAGTGCTTACATCGGCCAGATTCAGAATCGAACCACGAACAAACTCGCGTACCGAGTTGATCCCAGAAGTTTGAAGATGGATCGGTCGCATGAGCCCAGACTTCTCGAATCGGTGCAGCGAGTTCAGCATCAATCGAATCGAGCTCCGCTGGCGAGAATGGCGGCACTACGGCGAACTGGCAGCACGCCCCACAAGATAGACATTTTGGGTCAGACACGAACGCTCACTCCTTTGCGCCGTCTACCGCCTGCGAGATATGAGATTGTGAGATCGGGCCGCTCGGATGCGGTCGCTGTTTCCCGCGATTTGATTGACCAAGTTGTAGTCTTTGGGGTGTCGATCGTCATCACAATGAATCGAATCGATGTCTCGCCGTTCTTCAACGCTTGGAATACATAATCGGTGACATCAAAAAGAATCTCGCCCGTAGAGGGGCCGACTAGATGTTCAGTTGATCCGTCATGGTCGCCGCCCGCTGTCGCCCATGAGTTGCCAGATGAATACTCGTCCCAAGTGACGGTCGCGGGGTCGAAATCTTGTGTGAGTTTGCGAAGATAAGTTGTACCGATCCCGCCGATCGGTATAGATCCTCCGAATATCTTGAGTTCTGCCAATGTAATCAACTCAAACGAACGAGCCGAAGTGTATGCGCTCAAATCAAACTCGAAGATCGCTCGCCGATCGTCGGTGCCGCCTTTGCTTGAAAGTAGACCGACATACAGAATAGCCCCTGTACCGTAGTTTGTTGAGTTGTTCAACTCGGACAAGAACGAGTCGCCGTTCGGGTCAATCGGTGTTGCTTCGATTGGTACTGGCATTATTCGGCATCCTCTGTAAAGTTGACATACCACTCGATCGCGTCGGTGTCGGTCGGCGCTGATTCAATCTCGGCCCAAACGAAACGCCCAGCTACAATCGTCTCATCGTTGAACCCAGATGAATCGACATCGCCGAGCGTCTCATTCGTCGTCGTCTGATCTACGGTGAACACCTGAGTTCCCGCAGCGTTTCGAGTTGAGTTGTGCATGATGTTCCAAGTACAGGACGGCGTGCCGCCTTCAACGATCGAACGCACCGAAGCGATCGTGACCGCTTTGAGTGTGTAGAACAACGGGATCTGATCGCCATTCGCAGGTGAGTCGAGACGAATGACGGCTTGTTTCGTCGCTGCGCCTGTTGTGATCGTCTGCCATGCTGCGCCGTCGTACTCGATGCGAATGTTCTCGTCGAGCAAGCGACCGACTACGCCCTCGAACGGGGCCTGAAACAAGTAGCCAAGAGTAGAAGAGAAGATGGCGATGTTTCCATCTTCACCTGAGAATGTCCCTGTGCCGCCTGTTGCAACGAGATAGCAATCGCCGTCTGACTCAGAGCCGGGGGGCGCTGTGAGATCGCGGTCAATGATCGCAAGATTTACCATTGCTTCCATGATGCGCATGTTCTTATTCATGCGAGCAGACGCGAGCGATTGACCTTCGACGATATCAGTGAGGCCCATGATTGGAGTTGTTGTGTCTGCCATTTTAGACCGTCGCTTCCTTGACTATGCCCCGTCCGACCGTGGGCGATGTTTGATATACTTCGAGATTGATTGGGTCGCCTGAACTGTATCCCGCTGCGACGATTTCTGCATCTGTGATCGCAGCGGTAGATGATGTCACTGAGAATGTTTGAATGACTGTATCGCCCTCAGGGTTCAACATATCGACTTCGTATGTCTCAACACCATCAACGAGCGGCGGCAGAATCGACGCTGTGAGTTCTCGATAGAGTGCGCGTGTTCTGCGATCCCAAGTGAGAGTGACATCGTTCGAGCCGTCGCGTGTTGCTTCGACATTGACTACAGAGAACGGTTTGACTGTGCAGCCCGCGAGAGTGAACGCCTCTTCGTCGATGTCGTCAACAATCTGACCGACCGATACTGGTTTGAAATACTCAGTCGCACCGATCAAGCCGAGATTGTGCGACTTGAACTGAACTGTCGCGCCGTCGAGAACTACGCACGCCTCAGAGTCGAGATTGTGCGTCGAAGTGAACCGCTCGGTGTTTCTGAGCCCGCGCAGGAGTGCAGATAATCTATATCGATTTGTGCCGATCGATGTCGCAGTCTGGAACCCGATCAACTCGCCGTTCTGCATCATCACACGATTCGCGCCGTTGAGCAAATCGATTTCGTTGACGCTCGACAGAGTACCGTTCACCATCTGGACATCGATCGTGTTGATGCCGTCAATGAGATTCGAGTTCGGTACATCTGGCAACTGATCTTCGGTCAAAAAGATCGTTGCTTCGGGCGCAGAGCCAACGACTTCATATGTACCCGCCGCTGCATCTGATTTGTAGAGTGAGCCACCTGAGAATGTCGCTACAGGAGACATCAAAGCAAAAGCCCAGTAGTAGCCCGGATCGGTCGCGTGTTCGTCTGAGAGCGGGCCTGAGTTCCAGAGCATGAGCAACAGATTCCCCGGCTGGTCTACTGTGCCGTCATCTGTTTCGCCGACTTCACCATCTTCGGTGAAATCGAACTCGGTGTTGTCTTGAATCACGCCTTCGCAGTTGTGCAACCAATCGTTCCCGCGCGAGATGCGAGTCAAACGAACATCGTAGTTCTCGCCGTGGAGTGTGACCGGGATGATGTCGCCCTCGGTTGCCCGCAAGTATCGCGGCGGGAGTTTGAATGTCGCTTTGCGTTTGTCGTTCCATGCTCGCCATAGACGAATCTCTGCAACAACTCTTGCCCGCCCCGCTGACATAACGATCGGGACATTGATAGCCTCTTGAATATCTGAAACATGATTTATTCGTCTGGCGCGTGCTTCGCCTGCCTGATCGTCGGTGTCCTCATCAATGTACGAAACAGAGACCTCAGACGGAAGATCGAAGATAGGGCGCTCAGAGATCAACAAGCCCTCTTCGGGATCTCCACCGTGAACATGCGCTGACCAGTCATCGTCTCGAATGCCTGCGAGTACGGTTTCAGTTCCTCGGTCGTAGAACTTCAACACGCCGTTCTCTTCTTGCACGCCGAGATTCCAAACGAGCATGATCGGTTCGAGCGTTGCAGCAACAGATTTTGCACCCGAGATCGAGTAGCCCGTGATCGTGTACGAAGCATCGACACCAGTGACATCGAAATCACTGACTGAGAGACCGCCGCGAGTGAGTATATCTGCGATCGCTTCTCGAACTGTCGTCGTTGACGATTTGTTGACGACGAAGTTGAACTGAGGCAGACGATTCCCGTAGTCAGCAAGGCCGAGCCGTTCGATCATCATTTTGGCGACATTCTTGAATCGCGGTGTGTTGTCTACGCCGCCGCCGCCGTCGCCAGTGTTGCCCTCAATGAGCGGGTCGATTGTATCGGTTGCGGTGCCTGCATAGATTTTCAAACGATCGATCGTCGCTGGGTGTCGCGGGATCTCTTGCGATACAGTGATCGATGCATCTGTGATGTCGTCGCTGCCATTAGTGGGCCATTCTTTGAAGATTATCGCCTCTTCGCCTCGACCGTTGATGAGAATCGACTTGATCTCTTGCGTTGTGTTGTTGTCAGCGTCATCAACGAAGCCGGTGATCGTCGCGTCAACGCCTGTCACAAAGCCCGCATCGGTGAACGGTGTATCGCTTGTGCCGAATGCGTGCAACGATGCCGGGCCGTAGTTGCGGTCAGTGCTCACATCGAGGCGGCGGTTCGCAGTTGAAACAACAGTCGTCGTGAGATCAAGATTTCCCGGCGACGCTTCTCTCATAAAGATTTTGCCGTCGGCGTAGACTTTGACCAGCCCCTCGATCGGGCCTTCACAAATAGCAATCATCGCGCTCGCAAAATAGTCATAGGATGTCGATGAGCCACCGCCACCACCGCCTATGCCCTTACCGCCGCCACCGCTGCTTGTCGTCATTTTTACCTCATCGAGATTCTTCATCCAAATGACATTGCCGCCGACGCGCACGCGAGAGCCGATGCAATAGTTGATCGCCACCCCCTCCGATGCTTGCTGCGGAGAGAGCGACGACAAGCGCGTTCCCTCGATCGAGCCAGAGCCGGGTGTGCCGAAGATCGCGGGGAACACGAACGCATTGTCAATGATCGAGCCGGCGGTTAGAAGAGCCGCCGTTGTGAACGCGATGAATGCTGCGCTGCCTGTGATTTGTGTAGCGACTACGGCGAGGGCGATTGTTGCCATTATTTCACCCCCGGCCATTTGTAGACTTTGGCGATTCGTTCGAGCCACCATTCATCCATGCCATGAATCGAGACTTTCCCGATTGTTGAGTAAGTGTGAATGATCCCCGGTCGCCCGTCGCTCATGCGAGTGAAGATGCCAGCGTGCTTCGGTTTGTTTCGCTTGCGAATCCAGAACACAAGAACATCGCCGATCTCATATGGCGCGCCGTTGTAGTGGCCGTCGTAGCCGTCATCGACACCGAATGCGATGTCCATTTCTCGAATTAGCGTTCGCCCGTCTGGTGTCGGTGCGTAGTTGAAGAAATCGTGATTGCTCAACTGGAAGTGTTCGGCGCAAGCTCTGAGCAGCCCGATGCAATCAACGCCGTTCAATCTCGAACGACCGCGATGAACATACTTCGTATCGAGCCATGTTTTTGCATACGCTTCGATCTGTTGAGCGGTGACGGGCGCATGATTCAGAATCGGCCCGCCTTGCGAGTCGAGCGAGAGTTTGCCCCCGCACTTCGGGCAGACATACGCATCGACAACCCAAGTACCGCGAGCGTCGCAACCGAAACAAACCGGGATGGGCGGTGAGTTGAGCATCAGTTCCTAGAATCTGGATATTGCAGCATCTTATCGATGCCGGGGATGAATGGGAAGCCGCCGAACTCTGCAATGTTATTTGCCCACGGTCGGTTCTGGTCGCCGTCTACGCCTTTGCAATATCCTGTCAACTTTCCACAACCGGGGTAGATGTCGAATGTATCTGAGACGGCTATATCAAACGACATCGGCAATCTCAATATGATTTCGCCTGTCGCGGTGATCCATTTGTGAACCTCGCCAACGAGTCCGACATTCGCCCCGCTTGTGAAAGTGATGAGCCCATACTCGTAGTATGCGTCGGCGTGTCCCGCACTGAGAGCAGTTGCGAACAAGCGTTTGCGAACATTCGTCCCGCTCGCGGCCGAGACTGTGCCTGAATCTGTGAACGATGCAATCGTTATGCCGCAATCGCTGTCGCCGAGATCGAAGCGACAAACGCGACCCATCGTGTCGCCGATCTTTCGGCGCAGTTTGCGACCGATGCCCTCGACTTGTGCGACCCACTTATCTTTCGACCATGAAATATCGCTCACTGAGTATTTGCGTTCCCCGTAGTTGCCCGCCCACGGATATCGCCAATCAACGATCGTTTCAGTGATCGAAGCGTTTCGCCAAAGCCCGGCGCGGATCGCCTCGGAGGTGATACCCGCAGATGAGAGAAATCCGACGATTTCGAGATCGTTGATTTGCAATCCGTCTTGCATTTCTCGTGCGCTTGCGTTGAATCCATTTGCGGGTGTGTAGGTGTTTGTTCCATCGTTTAGATCCTCATTGTGATCGGTGAACCGATATGTAGTGCCGTTGTCGAGAACAACAAGCCAAAGAACAGCGTACCGATGCAGCGCTCGGTTGCTGGTGATATTGCCGCTCATTCTATTATTGATTGTGAGCAACGCTGCCTCCATTCATCACGATATTCGACTCGACTCGAATCTCGTTGAACAAACCCCAGAGTCTATCATCGTCAAGTATACGACGATTCTGTAGGTATTCACGATCTGCGAGCCACTGATTGTAGTTCGATTTCATTTCTGCTCTCGCTCTGTCTGCCTCTTCGCCTTCACCGAAGAAATCGCCGCTGACACTACCGAACAGAACGAAGTTGACATATTGACGAGTGTAGCGAAGAACCCAGCCCGGTTCAGTCTCTCCCGTTGCATCGACGCGAGCAAGCGCCTCAAAGTCCCGCGTGTAGCGATGCGAAACATGAACCGAAGTGACCAATCTGACTTCGTAGCCCATCATCCACGCACGAACGCACGCAAACTCTTCGTCAAAGCCCCAGCCGCGAAGATTCATCGCCCAGCCGCCGATATCTCTGAGCAGTTGCTTCGGCACAAGATAGCAAGCGCCCATGATCGCGGGTGTTCTGAGCGTCGGCTTCGACAGATCAGAGATAGGGGCCCAAATCGCTTTGATCCCATCCACCGGATGAACGAATAGATCAGCACCCGTCCCCCAATGCCCATTGATGAGGGGCGCAGAGCCGTCGAGGTTGATATCAGATGAGATCGGGGTCAAGATCGCATTCGGGAACTGAGCGTGTGCCGCCAGCATTTCATCGAGCCAGTTTGCCGGGAAGTCCATATGCGAGTCAATGAAGATATAGACATCGGCATCGACAGCCCTGAAACCGGCATCTCTAGACTGAGCGCACCCGCGACGATACTCGTTTCGCACGAATACGATGTTCGCACCTTGACGATCGAATGATCTTGCTCGATCCTCGAACGAATCGAGCGAGCCATCGTCAACTACAACGATGCTATCAGGGACGCTAGAACAGGTCAGGAGCGATTCTATCGTTTTCTCGAAGTCTGAGCCCTCATTGATGGTCGTGATGACTACGGCCACGCTGAGAGCGGCTGGCATACGCCTGCGAGGTACGCGCGGCCCCAACTCACCGAATGCAGCGGGTTTCGAGAAGATAGGCAGGTTCGTATAGTTCGGGTCGATTCTCGGATCTTCTGAGGATTGACCAGCGTTCGAGTTTGGTTCTCCCCAAGTCCCTGTGACACCGGGATTCGTGATCTGAGAGCTGGAGAAGGTGATGCTCGATGTACCCGTCGTTGAAGGTGTCGTCGTCGAAGATGTCGTCGAAGTCGTTGAGGTAGTGGTCGTAGCGCTCAGAATGTCTCGACAGTTGCAGCGCCACGCATCGCCTTGCTCTGGTGAAGTGTTGCCGAGCGAGATGCCGCCTCGCTGATTCGGCCCGATCTCGATGCCGGTGTAGTTGCCAGCCCAATCGAAGATGAACAGCGAGTATGAGCCCATGTTCATAATGTCGTAGACGAGCCCGCCCGCGATCCAAGGAGTCAACTGTGCGTTCTGCAAATACACTCTCTGCGCCTTGAGAGTTGGCGTGATGACTTTGACTCGACCGAGATCCAGAGTGAGCATGATATCTTCACCGATAGATGCCTCAGATGCGCCGCCGTTGAACTTGTCCTCTGTGATTGCCATTGTTGCCCCTAAAATACATACCAAGTTCGGGTCGTCTCTGGGTTGTCTACCGAGAGATCAACTGTTGCCGCTGAGTCTGCTGCCATTGCTGCGATGACTGTAGCGCCGCCGTCGGATACTGCCTCTTTGATCGCAATCGTGTTCGACAGACTCAAGTTGTGAAGATAGAAGATCGGCCCGCCCGGTTTGACTGTTGACTTCGCAGGCAGATAGATAATCAGCGAACCACTCTGAGGATCAAACGATTGAGTTCGTCCGTTTGGCTGCGAGATCGAGAAGTCGGCTGATACATTGCCGTGTTCTTCTGCGCCGCCATATAGGAAGTCATCTTCGTATTGATCTTCGTCTAGGACTTCAATCAAGGGCAGCGCTTCGATCGAACCAGTTGAGAAGTTTTCGAGTGATACGAACAGCGAGTCGTCTGCCTCAGCGCCGAAGCGTACAGGAACATAGAAGTTGAACCCGGCTGTGACTACATGCCCGCTCGTTGGTGCTACTGAGAATGTCACAATACCCGTCTCGTTGTCAACCGTCCAGCCAGAAGATGCGAGCGTGCCATTCACCGCGATAGTGACTGAATCTACTTTGGTCTTTGTGATCTTCCGAACCTCAGTCTGAGCCCCAGACTGATATCTCTTGACGAGTTGGAACGCGACATTCGTGCCGTCGCCTGTGCCGATTGTCTGATCGGTGAACGCTGATACTTCTTTGCCAACTTCGGCGCTTGTGAAGTCGAACCAGTCTTTGTACGGGAACGAGTTCGCTGAACCTTTTCGAGCGATATAGAACTTAGCGAGCGCCGCGAGTTGCGAGTAGCGTTTCACACCATACGATGCGTCGTATTGACGGCGAGCCTTCGAGCGACGAGACACACGCTCTTCGACACCTGAATCGAGTTCGATGATGCTTGTGAAATAACCCGGCCCGCCTCGCGAACCGTATGAGATGTCAGTAGGGAATAAGTCATTGTGATACGCCATGCTCAACCTCCGGGCAACTGGTTAGTTGCATTGTTCACTGTCTGTTTCAAGCGGCGTTGAATCTGTCGCTGCGATTGACGAGAGCCGAACGATTTCGCATCTCGCGTCACCACTTCCATACGAACATTGACCGTCGTTGAGCCGCCGCCACCGCCGCCACGAATGCCGAGACGACCGCGACTGTCTCGACCGAGCGGAACGATCGCCTCTGGGCCTCCCTCGTTCGCTAGTATGCCCTGACCACCAGACGAGAGACGCTGCGGGCCTACAGGGAGAACCATGCCGTTTGCAGCGGGTTGGAGCCCGCCCATATGAATGCCGCCCTTTGCTTCTGGTCGAAAGTTGCCGAGACCCGAAGTGTCGCCACCGCCACGGGTACTACCGCCGCCGAACGCATTGCCGAACGCGCCTGCAATGAGACCTGCGATTTGCTGAGTCACAAGCATTTCGAAGATCATTCTAGTGATATTCTTGACCATACCCTCTAGCGCCTCTTCGGCAGTTGCAGCACCGAACACGACATCGGCGAACGATTCTGCGATTGTGTCGCCGATCTCTCCGTAGAGTTCTTTGAGTTCTTCTGCCTTCTCTTTTTGCGTATCGAGAACAACGAGATCGTTTTCGAGTTTCGCAATCGCTTCGATTTGTTGCTGAGTGAGAACGATGCCGCGAGCCTTCGCTTCGTTGCGTACACGCTCTTCGTCTGTCGCACCACGAAGCAATAGAACCTCGATCTCAAGTCCTGTTCGAGCCTCTTCGAGTTCCTTCACCCAGTCTTTGTATGTTTCAGTGAGAGCATCTGAGGTCGCATCGTGTGCGCTCGCTGCGCCGTCAAGCGCTTCGACAGCGAGCAGAGCATCTTGCAGCGCCTTCTTTGTCTCGTCGATCGCGTCAGGTTTGAACGGCCCCATCAAACCAGAGCCCGCGCCCTCTTGTCGAGTGAATGCGCTCTCAGCCATTGCAGCGAGATCATTGATGAGTCGTGCGACTTCTGATTTCGCTGTCTCTAGGTCGCCTTTGATCAACTCAGCGATCGAGTTGCCGCGACGATCATCACCACCGAAGTCATCTTCGATCGCTTTGAGTGTTGTCTGATAGACATCTTCGGCGAACTTCAAGTCGATCGCAGATTGAGCGATTGCATCTGATCGCATACCCGAAGTGAGATCGAGCCCAGAACTGAATATCGATTCGATACCTGTGACACTCCCACGAATCCCCGCTGAGAATCCCGGTATGATGAGGTCGAAGATGCCTGCGACACCGACAGCCATATCGCCAGCGATGCTGATAATCTTGTTGCCGAAATCTGTTGTGAACAAATCAACGAGATCAGCCATAAGCAGCTGCCAACCCATCTTGGCTTTCACCCATGTTTGATCTGCGAACTTGAGAATACCTGCCATCGATTCTTGAACGACTTTGAACTCGTCGAAGAAATAGCGACCGAGTTCAAACGCTGCGACAGCCGCGATGATTGCGAGCATTGCACCAAGCAACGGCGACAGCGAAGCGGTGATAGCGCCGATCGTTGCAGGCAACCCGACAAGCATCGATACCATTGCAGACATAAAGCCGAGCAGTTTGAGCCCCATGATGCCGACGAGCAGAATGCCGATACCTTTGAGAGCCGCAGCCATCAAGAACGCCGCCTTGCGATTCTTCGTCACCGCATCTTCCATGCCTGCGAGAATACGAAGAGCGCCGATCATCGTATCGATGAGAGTTCGCAACACACCACCGAACCCGCTCTCGCCCTCACCAAACTGCAAGATGATTTCTTGTGCGGCTGAGATCATTGATTTGAACGAACCGGTGAGCGTGTCATCCATGACCTCAGCGAGCTTCTTTGCTTCCCCTGCTGAGTCGATGTTTGCTTGTGTCAGTTCTCGCATCTTCTCGGTGCTGTTCGCCATAACAAGCGCCGCACTTGCGTTTCTCGCCATGAAGATTTGCGCCA